CCAACAGCCAAATCAACAGCACCAGCAGCACCGTCGGCAGCACCACCAGCAGCACCAGCAGCACAAACGCCAAAAGCTACATCAACAGCACCAGCAGCACCAGTAGCAGCACCAGTAGCAGCACCAGCACTCACAACAGCATCAGCAGTTGCACCGCCACCTAAAATGGCTGAGCCGCAAGAAAAACAATCAGCATCAACAGGTGCAGTCGAGGTTCAAACAGCACAGGTGGCTGGATTAGGTTTTGGTAGTCCAAGACGGCAAACTGAAGGTGTGATTATGCATCACACTGGCGGAAATTCGTTAGATGTAGCCGTAAAAACTCTACAAGCAAGAAAACTATCATATCATTATTTGATTGATCGTGACGGCAGAGTAGTAAATATTTTACCTGATAATTTGGTTGGATATCATGCCGGTAATACGGACAAAATGCCAAAAATCAACAATTCAAATACAGTAAGTATTTCAATGGTTGCTAAAGATGATAGTGACGTTACGCCGCAACAAGTAGTTTCAGCCACTTCACTAGAAAGTAAACTTTCTCAAAAATATGGTTTTTCAAAAACAAATGTTTATGGACATGGTGAAGTTGCTTCACACAAACATCCAAAAGAAGGTTATACAATTGCATCGGCAATTCGTGGAGGAACAGCACCCTCTGCACGTGAAATCAAAGAAGGCCCTGGCGGTATGTCACTTGGATTTGAGACTCCTCCAAACTTTCAAGGTTCCGCTGAACAAATAATGAAATCTATGGAAGCAACGGGTATTGACAAGAACGAATTACGTGATACATTCATGCAAATATTTACAGAAAATCTAATGGATACTAGTGGCAGCACAACAATTATAAACAATGTTGTGAACGTTGAAAATAAAAAAGGATCACAAAACAAGAAGTTTACTGATCCTGATATCGCAGAAAAAATATTTAAAAATGCATTTGCATTCTAAAGTAAAAACCCCGCCGAAGCGGGGTTTGTTTTTAATCTTCTGCTAGAGACTTAAAGTAATCAAGTTCCTCATCTTCATCCAAATCGGAAGATGTCTTTGGTGTAAAATCTTCAGCTTTAGTTTTTGCAACTGGTGCAGCACCATCAATACCAAGAACTTTATCTAATTTCGCTTTCAACACATCATATGACTTGAAATTCTTAGGATCAAGAAACTCTTTGAGTGAGTATTCTTTTTTCCAAAGTGCTTCAAGTTTAGCATCGTCACCACCAAACAATTCAGAAGATTTGTCAAACTCAGATTTATCGTAGTTGCGATAGCCCTCAACTTGGCGAATCTTGATTTTGAAATTAGCACCACCCCAAAAATCAAAAGGATTAATTGGTGTCTCATCTTCAAACTCAGGATTCATTGCTTCACTAATTTTATCAAAGATTTTTTTGCCAAACTTATAAAGTTTAACTTGACCCTCGTTCTCTGGATTTTTTGGATCAGAAACAACAAGAATATTTGCAATATAAGTTAGACGGCGTTTTTGTTTACGTGCAATCTCTTTATTTGCTTCAATACCAGAATTCCAAAGAACAGAATTGTATTCTGAAACTGGATCTTTTTGATTGAGTGTGGTCAAAGAGTTTTCGATATACCAACCACCTGGTCCTTGAAAGCCGTGATTAAATACACGTACCCAAGGAAGCGCATCGTCACCATCAGCAGCAGGTCCTGGCAGAAAACGAATGACTGCCATTCCATTACCAGCTTTATCTACTTCTGGTTGCCAGAAGCGATTGTCTTCTTTTGAATTATCTGTTGAAGTATTGACCGATTCGATTGCTTTAGTAAGTTTATCGAACGAATTGCGATTGCGTTTAAGACTAGAAAAATCAGACATGTTTTACCCCGTATAAAAGTTGTATTAAAGTGTATGTGCATCTTGTTCACATGATTCATTATATACCTGTATATATGTATCGTCAAGAACAGATTGCACAATTTTTATTGTTTTAGTCGTATCTTTGTGAAGTATGCCGATTCCACCAGCCATATTAAAATCATCAATGACATCAGTTGTGTCATCAATCAATATAATATCAAACTTTGCATAGTTCGCTTTCAATTGCCGACCAGGTACAATATTGGCTGTAAAGTCAATGTGATGTCTTTTCAACCAAACCTTTTTCTGCTTTTTCACTTCTTCGTGGTGCAAACGACCACCAGAAGATGAGAGAATCTCTACAGGTATATCCAATGAGATGATATACTTCAACAACTCTTTACCGCCTGGATACCAGTCAAGTGTCTCAAAGTTTCTACCGTCAACAAATATATTCCAGTTATCGTCGTGTTTTTCACCACGCTCACGACTGGTTGCTGCGTTTTGTTTGAAAATTTCTTTATATCTTTTATTGAAATCAGACAGAACCCCGTCCATATCCAAAAAGATTTTAGTTATTCGCATCGTATTCTTTCTTCAGTATGATTTTATATTTTGTTGGTTCAAACAATATAAACGGTGTATATTTCTTTATCTTTCTGCTGACAGTTGGATAATGAATGGTGTCGTTGATTTTCTTGTCCCATGCAGGTAAAAAATTGAGTAACTTATTGAGTATGCACACTGTTTCAATTGAAATCTCATCATGTAACAATTTTTGAAGCAACTCAGGATATTCACCATCATGTATCATAAACAAGTCATTAGGGTTCTTATGACTCACTAATGAAGCAATTTCGTTTGTGAATGTGTATGTCAAAGACTGAATCACTTTCTGCCGTTTGCGATACTGTATGTTGGACTCTTCAACAAGAAGGTTACCCACCCAAACATTAGGATCGTGGACGAGATTAGCAACAATAAAATCACGACCTTGTTCTTCATTTGCAAATCTGCGACTCAATTTATAAAAATGCCATTTATCTTTGCGATTCTCAAACGCATCAATGCTTGTGTTTACTTTGCCATTGTAGCGAAAGTAATCGTAAGAATCTGAATTAAAGTGAAGTTTAAGAGAAGTGTATAGAGAAAAGGCTTCATATCCTGTCATATCGGTAAACGATTGCCCTTTACTTTTAACATATTTAAACGCTCTGCTTGCTCATAAATCTTTGATTTAAGATTTGGTGTAATGAGCGAAGCAGCAACTTCTAATTCTAAACCAGTCCCTTTGCAGTGTTCAGCAATAGCTTCAATATATGTGTAATCTGTATTGGCTACTACCTGTTCTATCTGCAAAGAGAATTTGAGCATTTCATCTTTAGTAGGCATTATTTCTCTGACGGATGAACTACGGGTGAATATACCGCATCCCCAGATTTTCTTTCAGCAAATGGCCAATTATTATTTGGTATATTTGAAAAGTCGAACTGTGTATCGGCTGTGCGTTTTTCAAAATCATCCCACGGAGGTGCAACTTCAAGGTGTCCATCAACTACATATCCACATCCTTGTAAAAACTCTTTGAGTCGATCAAGAATATCACCAAGAAACAATTCACCACAACTCATTTCTAAATGCCGCTCACCATCATTTGAATCAAAACGAAACGTGAAAGTGTGTTTCTCAGGACAACCGTCATAATAATTCATTATATAATCTCCAGTTTATTTGCGATTTGCTGCATGTGCGATACAAACAATATCATCACTCTTGGCATATGAACATCGTACAGCAAGTGGATCAATACCTTTTGCGATTGCGTTTTCAATATTTGCTGCCATTAATTTACGATCATTCAAACCGTAAATACATACCGCAGCAACGCTTGAGAGGAAAACCAAAGTTATAGCAACTATGGCTATACTAAAAACACCACTCAATCCTTTTTCCATAATCTTTTCCTTTTTGCTTGATAAAATACTCATGAGCTTCTTTTTACCTTATTGTAAAATAAATGTCTGCCTATTTGTGCAGTGTATTTCATATTATTCCACATTGGCTTTACATAATTTGCATGAAAAAATAATGCTCCTTTTGTCGGATCTCTGAATGATTCTGGATACAAATAGAACCTCAAAGCCATCTCAGTTATCTTATTATATACTGCATTGTTATCAATTGTCAATAGTCCTCTGTCAATCATTGCCTTTGCTCTGCTCTCACAATACCACGAGAATTGGCAAACATATCCTTCTCTTTGTTTGACTACTCCACAATAAGTTCCTGGAAATGAACCGGATAATGCTCTATTGTGTGTAACAAACGCTACTGCTAGTTGACCTTTTTCTGATTCTCCTCCTGCTTCAAAGTACATGTTTTGTGCAAGGCATTCAACTTCAGACCTAGCTTGTGGTGCCATATCTTCTAGTTGAACGTGTGGCGCAATTGGAATATTTACTTGTGCTGCTGCGTGACCCATGTATATAACAAATACGGCAAAGATACTACAAAATAATAGTGTGATGTAACGCATATTTCTCCTTTTTAGTTAGAGATGTGCCGAAGCACATCCGGTCCCGTCAGGCAGACTTTTTGCTTTGTGTCTTTTCTGCTGTGATATTTGAAACGAATCCATTCAAAGCTTGTGCTTTGGCAATGATGTCGTTTTCTGTGGGATAAGTTGGAAAGGCTGGGTGTTCAGGTATTACTTGTCCGTTTAGTTTAGCGGACTCTACCTTTACGTGCCATTCATTGGTTATGCGGTCTTTATTAGAATGATACTCTTCTAATAAAAGTCCTTGTGCCATTTTTAGAAGTTCAAGACGAATCTCAAACGGTGTAAGATTACTCATGTGGTTCTCCTGTGTATTGTGTGTAATATCAGCGATTGTGTGTTGTGCTGATATTTTATTTAGTCATTTACAATTTTGTAGCCCGCGTTTCACGACATAATTTCCGCATTTCAGGTGTAAAATCAGGAGATATTTCACTCAGACCACAATTGATATATGCACCTTTTGGAGCAGGTGCAAATACAATCAAGAGCATGAATAGAAGAACAGCTCCACCAATCAATAAAAATGATCTGCTCATATCAATCCCAAAGCCCTCTGTAGTATTTACCAAACAAACGAAAACCATTGTCCATGCGGTCGTAAACTTTTTTCATGCCATCATAATCACATTCATATGTATGATTTGGTCCATTTTCAAATGTGTAGAGAGTTGGTTTACCGTCTTTATCCCATGCACATGGTACAGAGTGTGTATCAAATTCACCAGAACGATATGCTTCTTCCCACGAGTCATCATTTAGATGTTCGAATGCAAAAATCATTTCATTCAATACCCATTCCCAACGACGATGTGTGATATCCCATGATTCTTTTTGGAATTGTTCTTCATCTTCAAACTCCAATCTGAATTGCGACGAACCATCATCATGACCGGTCATGCGTAGTTCTTGTGGCACATCTTCAAGATCGACTAATGGAGAACCGTGTTTGGTATCACGCAATTGTTTTAGCATGGGTAAAACAATCAAACCTAAAGTGTGATCCATTGACCACGTATCATACTTGTCAATGCGTATTTTGATTTTGCGTTTTTTGTGACTTTCAATCCACAAAAAGAAATCATTTAACCAAGATGATTTGCCATTTTTGTCTTCTGAAAGCCACGTGCCAAATTTGTGAACCCATTCTGGTTTTTCTTTGTAACCATAATCATTTGGCACATTCTTTACCCAAAAGCAAAGCAGTTCTGCTAATTGATAAGGACCGAACCAGTTTGTATAAGGACCAATGTGAATCTTCATATTATATCTCTGAATTTGGTGAGAGTGTTTTGGTAATAAGGTACACTCTCTCAAACCCCATGAGAGTTACGCTGCTAGGCGCTCTTCTCCGTAAAATGCGTCATTTACATTTATAGATTTGCTTGGATTACGTCCATCGCCTCTCGTGTTGCCTTCTCTGCTATCTCACCCTGTCGAAGCCATGTCATCCCCATCAGAAACACTCTCACGGTTTATCTTTCCGTTCCCAACTCCATGGACAAGAATGTTTCTGGTGGAGATGCCGGGGATCGAACCCGGGTCCAGAATGCCTTCACTTTGAAGGAGTTACAACAATTCAATCAACAATACCAAAATGATTCAGTATTGTTTTTTTATCTTCGTCTTTAGTACATAAGCTTGCACATTCTCTTGCCACATTACGAGCATATTTTTCTAAAAGATTTCTCATGATATGACCATTGTGTTGAGTCTCGGTATAACTAACATCATATCCAGATTTTTCAGCTAACTCTTTTGCAATTTTGTGCATTTAATTTCTCACTGTACTGTGAAAGATGTTTTTCCACCTTTCAGTTTTGTATTACCACCACCTTGTTTTAAAGGCACGTTATAATGCATTTTACCTTTAGGTTCTTCTTCGCCTTTTTTCTCAGAACGATTCAGATGACTGTAATGTGCATTGCCATCAGGCTTAACATGCATAATAGTTTCTTGATTGTGTTCATTACCAATTTTCTTTAAATGTTTTACCATTTGTTCATGATCATCATGGTGTACAACATACGCGCCTTCTTTTGCAACATCATGTTTACCTGATCCATACTGATACTGACCTTTGTGTGGTCCAGACCATCCAGAAATGTGACCAGATTTTCTAGCAGAGTCTAAATCAGATTTTATTTTAGCATGAGCAGCTTTAGTCTTTTCTGGTGTGTCTGTATGAGGGCCCTCAGGAGATATTGTACCAACACTATGACCTTTTGTCAAGTGTTTATTGATTCTCTGTTGCGCCTCATTACCTTCATTTAAAAATTGTACTAATGTGAGCATAGCCGTCTCCTTTTAGGCATATTTATTAATATACTCAATCAGAGGTTGCCGATAATCGTGTATCTGACGTTCAAAAACTTGTGCATCACCGTCTTCAGTTGCAATCAAAACAACAATGTCATCAATCCATATACCAGTTCTTTCGGCAAACATTAATGCATAGGCTGTACACTGCATAAAATAGTTTTGAATGTGATTTTCAGATTTTTGTTTCGTGGATGTCTTGAAATCAATAACTGATAACTTACCATTCCATTCTGCAATTAAATCTACCCGACCAGCAATTCGTAACTTGTCTGAATATAATGCCTGCTCTTGTGAATAAACTTTACCTACTTTTTCATCAATGATTGGCTTGATCTTGAAAAATAATTCTTTCAGATCAGGCATCATCAACTGCATTTTCAACTCTGGTATTTCATTGTTAATGTAGTCTTCACATACTTTATGCACTTTCGTACCACGATTGGCTGCTTTGCGTGATATCTCATTTGCGTATTCTTCACCAACAGCTTGACGCCATTCGTAAATGCCTTGCTTGCCGTAATGCGAAAGTACAGTAGTGATAGACTTGTATCTATTACCTTCTGGCGTAGTATACAGTCTACCACTATCAGTAGTTTCTGCTTTTAAATCAAATTGAAGCTGAGGTAACGTTACATGTTCAAATATTCGCATTATGTGGCATAGTGAGTTCTGCTGTGATGTGGATAACTTTGTCTAGGATATTTCTTTTCAGTCTTTGCAGTAGTATTTTTTTCAATTTCTGATAGTTCTGTTACCATTTCTTTTTCGATCTCTCTAGTGATGTATTCATTCAACACCGCTACTTTTTTCTGCAAAGATTTTTTAGACATACACGCTCCTTGTGCAAAGTTCGCATAATATAACTAGTACCCAAATTTTCCTAGATGTTTATCAACAATTCTTTGTGTTTGTGCTTCTTTAATAGATTTCTTACCGTGCTTATTAGCAACGGAAGACTGTTTGTGATTTTCAGAAACTTTTGCTAGAACTTCTTTGAAACCGTCTGGTACTTTACCAGTAATTGATACGCCACTGACAATTGACATGGCGCCAAGATGAACTTGTTGAATGTGAGGATTTGTTTTGAGAAATTCTTCACGTGCTGTAATGCTCATGAATTCCTCAAACTCTTCACCTGTTTTCGTATTTAAAAAATCATATGTAGGCATAAGTATTATATAGTCAAGTACCACTGTGGAACAGACCGTTTTGTCCACCGTGCAAAATGTGTTTTCTTTTCATTGTAATATTTATGATATGATGCAAGTGAATCATTCACTATTTTACATTCATCAGGCATCGCAGGCGTTGGTTGAGTTTCACACAGACCAACAGGAATTTTTTCTGGTGGTAATGCAAGAATATCTTTCAATCGCGCACACGCATGAACTTTACCGTACCTATATGTATACTCATCAAGTAAATGACACCACATTTCATACAACCATTTGTAGTTCAAATGATTTGCTCTTGCCCATATATTTGATGGATGATTGACATGTGATGCTTTCATCAAACGTTGTTCACGATCATCAGATAAGCGCCAACGTTTAATCTTGCGATTATTTGCAGTCAAATCTATGTATTCTTGACCGTCAATAATCCGATGTGCAGTAGACAATAATTGTGCATACTCAATGATCATTTTTACCACGTGTTTATCACAGTGATATTCTGCACATGCTTTTGGATCAGGTGAAAGATAAAAAATGTTCATCGTTTCCAATAATTTTCAAGTTCTTTCAGCTCATAATATTTTTTCATTAGTTCTTCTTCATAACTAAGTTTTGATGCAATCACAATTTTTTTCTCTGCTGATGTAATAGGTACACGTACAGGTGCGGATACAACATAATCTTCATGATTGAATTTTGTTGTGACAACATTTTTTTTCGGTACATACGCAGGTGCAGATATAACAGAAGCTACACCAGGCGTTGCAACAGGAGGAGCAGCTGGATTACAAATAAGACTTGCTGCAACAACAGCAGTTTTCAGAACCACTGGCATGATTATTCCTTGTCTTCAGGCGTCATCTTATTCATAATATAAATCAGTCCGATAAATTGAACTGCGGAAGGCAAACCAGACATAAGCATTAGAAGCATAAACACTACAGCAATGTAAAATTTTTGACGTTCTGTAAATAGATTACCATAAAAATCAGCGGTCTCTATTGCGTGAGCGGCTTGTTCTTCAAATTTCAGATACTTCGCAACAATCCAATCTTTTAATTTTGACATAATCACCTTAAAAAGAAAATGGGGCGCATGGATGTCTCCCGACATTCATTGTCGTTTAATGATAAGCCTATTGTGATGATGACGGCTATCGCCCCTGAAACTTTTATTGTTCAATGATTTCTGTTACTTCATCTTCAATCACTGGTGCTTTTACTTTTTTCTTAGCAGCAGATTTTACAGCAGCAACCGCATGTACTTGTGCTAGTTTGCTTGGTGCTTCATCAGCTTTTGCATTCAAGTCATTGAGTGAACTGATACCATCACGACCAACGATAGGTGTCACAGAAAAATTAAACGGAGTCAAATGTTTGTCAATCATCTCTTGTGCATTTATAAGTTCATATGCTACAACTTTACGTCCTTGTTTATAGACCTTGACAACACCGCCTCGTTCTTTTTGTTTTATAATATAAACCTCACAACTGATACGACTCATATTATGATAGTCCATCGTATCTTCAATTTCTTGAAGAGTAACTGGACCGCCGTTAGCTAGAACCATTAGTAAACGTTCCCAGCGCAGGGCTTTTCCAGGTTTAGTGCGTTTCCAATTAGCATTATTTGCCATAATAAAAATACTCCATATCAACAGTAGAAATAATAGTATAGCAAAGCTTGGTTAGTTTGTCAAGCATTACAATACCTCGTTTTTCCGACCAAAACTTGCAGGATTCATGCCAGGAGTAACGTAAGTATAGTTACCCTTGTGCAATGGTGCAGTACAAGATGCAACGTCTGCCACAATCTCACGGTCGGAAGCACTGAGTTTGTGGTAATCTTTCATAATGCCAGTCTTTGTCAAAGCGCCTTTGTGCATGTCTGGCAAGCTTGGTGCGTGTTTTATATCGCGTGGAACACGATATGCAACCACTGACTTGCTTTGTGCTTTCTTGGAAGCAGCAGCAGGAAAGCGACTGCCAGATGGCAGTGGTATACGATTGACCGAAGCAATGAAATCTTGCTGTTCTTGCAATTGCTTCTTAGTCAACTTCTTTTTCTTTGACGTACTGTAGATTCTGATCATCATAACAACACCATTATATCAAGGAATGACACCGTTGTCAAGAGGTAATTTTTTCTTTTACCTTCGTAATATGCTTACATTTATTGTAATATTTGAAACCGATACAGTGACAAGAATAATGATTACCTGATAATGTTACCAAATATTCATCATTTTTGGAACCTTTGACTTTGAACTTACGTGTAATTGTTGTCGAACCTTTAAGTATTTTCAAATCGACAATACTTTTTAAATTGATAACTGACACAGGAAAATCTTTATTGCCAGTTTGCAAACAGAACTCATCAGCATTTAGCCAACGATATGGATTGATGACCACGCCAGTGAACTTGGCGGGACCAGTATAAAAATGACAATTTACGGTAACTGTCGAACCAACGCTAGGCAGATTTTTCATAGTACAACCAGTATACTATGAATTCAATCATTTGTCAAGCGTTATTAACCTTTTAACAGTTGTTGCGTGTTCTCATTACGCAGGTCTTCTTCAAAATCCTGCATGTTTAATCTCGCAAGTTCGGAACGCAAACTATCCAATTGCACTTTATCTAAATTGGATTCTGCAAGTTTTTCTTCCAATTCAGCAATTCGTTTTTTAAGTTGAGCTTTATATGACATAATCTTTTTCCTGTTTCAATAAACGGTACATCGATTTATCATGATGTTTTTGATTCTTCAAATTTGAATTTTCATACTCATACTTCTCACGGTTTTTATGAAATTTAGTTTTTTTCGGTTTTTGAAATTTCTTACCGCCAGACAACATACTTATTACTCCCTAAAAAATAATATCTGCAACACCATATTCAACCAATTCTTCAGCCGATAACCAAACATCAGTTGGCCGTAGAAATTTGGTTTTAACATCCTTGACTGAAAGATTAGAATGATCAGCAAGAATCTTTGCCATTTTGTGATGATACCTATCACACTCTTTGGCATAAGCCCGCATATCATGATATTTGCCACCCATTTCATCATTGAATTGATGAATCATGATTGTCGTGTTTTTACCAACTGCACGATAACCTTTTTCACCAGCAGCAAATATCACAAATGCAGCACTCATTAAATTACCGTATGCAAGTGTACGAACAGGCACACCTACACCCAGCATCAAATCAGTAAGACCTATTGCATCGCCTAAATTTCCACCTTCTGAGTTGATATGCAATGTCAATGGCTTTTCAATCTTGTTAAACTTTGCATGAAGCAGCCAACGTGAAGCAGCTTCAATAATTGTTGAATCAATAGTGCCCGACAAAAAGTGAGCATATGACTCAAAAGGAATTTCATTGTCTTTGTCTTTGTTGCTCATACCATTTGTGTGCTGTTTTTAAAATAGATTGTAAATTGTGTTTGGGTTTGAAACTGAGATACTGTTTGGCCAAATCTGAGTTTGCAACAAGCCTTCTTGGATCGCCTTCTCTTCTTGGACCAAACGTATATTGAATTGTAACATTGAGTTCTTTTTGTGCAGCATCAATTACTTCTAATATAGTGTATCCTCTTGCTATTCCAAGATTGAATAATGTAGGTTGATTGTTTCTTTTGATTTGCAAATACTCATCTGCTAATATATGTGCATCAGCAACATCAGATACATGCACATAATCACGGATACACGTACCGTCTACCGTTTGATAATCGTTTCCATTTATCACAAATTTTTCATTATTTAGACTTCTGAACATTAGCGGAATCAAATGCGTTTCTGGTTCATGATCTTCACCCATTTCTCCATCAGGATCAGCACCAGCAAGATTGAAGAAACGAAAAATAATATGATTGACTTTTGCATCACGAATCGCACATTCAGCAGCATACTTGCTATTTGCATACGGATTGTTATTGTCTATTTCAGCTTTTTCGGAAAGACTGGTAAACTGTGATCGATAAACACCAGCCGTAGATGAATACACAATATTTGTAACATCAAATCTTCTCATTGTGTTCAGTAGATTACATGTACCACTCACATTCACATCCCAAAATTCTTCAGGATGTTCAACCGATTCACCAACTTCAATACGACCAGCTAGATGAAAAACAACATCTGGTTTCCAGTTCGTAAAAACTCTTGATAAATCTTGATATGATCTAACATCACCAGGGTGATAAACATCCCAATAGATATCATTATGTGGCGTTTTTATATCAAAACAAACTGTATAGTAACCTGCTTTTTTAAGTGCTTTACCTAAGTGTGAACCCAAATAACCTGAGCCACCAGTTACTAATGCTGTTCTCATCTATCTCGTTCCGATAAAATAGGATGTTTGATTGGCCAGTAAATATTAAATTGTTCGTCATTCCAACGAAGTGTGAATTGTGAAGACCTCTCATAGTATTGGTCAAGTTTATAACTAAACACACATTCATCGGACATAACTAAATGAGCATTACCAAAACCAGGTGGCACCAACACTTGATGCTTGTTTGTGTCAGACAATGTGAAAGATTGCCATTGGTGAAAAGTCTTTGAGCCTGATCTACAGTCTAGTACAACAAAGTAAATTGTGCCATATAAACATGAAATAAGTTTTGTTGTTTTGTGATCGCCATGAATACCACGGAGCACATGTTTACGTGAAGTTGAAATACTGTCTACAACAAATTGATTTGGAATTTGGTAGTAATCAGAAGCATTGTATGATTCAAAGTTTGTGCCACGATAATCTTCATGTACAGTTGGCTTTATAAGTTTTATGCCTTCAATTTCCGTATTTTCAAATATCATTATCCACTCACAATCGTTATGCCAGGTCCAACAGTATACTCTTCGCTAAATTGTTTTTTCCAAGGAAATCCATCAGTATATTGTTTTGCGTTCTCTGCATTACCTTTTTCAAAGAATTCCGCTGTTACTGAATTAGAATTACCATCTAAACGATAACACAACGAATATTCTTTTGAGCAAGAAAAGTTTGGAAAATATTGTTTAAGCACATTGAAGAATTGTCTATCTGCGCCCCATTGTGCGTACCATGCTTGACCAAGTTTTCGTGCAAGGTCTGCTTTGACCATAAATGAAGATGTGTCAATATGAAATGCATCTTTATTAAAATAAATTGGCCATTGTCCTAATGATTCACAGTTATCCTCACAAACAAAGTTACCTTCTCTGTCAAAAATTTTTCTCAGTGAGAATGCCCAATCAGCACCTTTTTTGATTCTCTCCACAAGTTTCTCAACATGATTAGGCTCAAACCAATTGTCTTCGTCGAGATAACATATAACATCAGCATCGACAAGATAACCACATGCAGCGTATACACGATGACCATACCAACCTTTGCCGATGTTTTCTTGCAAACGGATCGTTTTGGTTCTTGTTGCACCCTGGAGTTGATTCCAGATTTTGTCGCCATGTTCTTCTTCACCATCAAGAACAATGTAATGTGTTAGATTTTCATATGTTTGTGCTTCAACGGATTCAACACACTGTCTAAGTGTTTTTGCTCCGATTGTCGGTGTTACAACTGCTACTTTCATTCCAACTCCTTAATAACCAAGATGAAGAATTTTTTTTGTTACTACCGCCTATGCCATATACAAAGTTAATATTTGGCACACTCGCTTCTGCATTATTTGCTTCATTACGATCACCACCATTCGCAAACCAAATTGAATAGTTTGAAAGCATTGGTAATATTTTACAATAATGATTTCTCACACGCTCAAGTAGATCACATGCAGTGTCATCTGAATCGTCAAACTCCCATACCTCATCAACCCAACGAATTGATTCTAATATTGCTTTACGTTCATGAATGTCCATGAATGGCTTACCTTTTTTACGTGTGAGCCATGCATCAGAGTTTACGCCAACAATAAGTTTGTCCCCCATGCCTGATGCTTCACGCAACATAGCAAGATGACCGGAATGAATAGGATCAAATCCACCAGAGACAACGACTATTTTCATATGACTATATTAGGGAATGCTTCTTTAACTAAATTGGCAGTAA